ACGGCTGACGTATCTATATTATTTGCTCGAACTTGTCCTTGACCTATATTATCTGTACTAACTTGACCTGCACCAATTTTTTCTGTGGTCACTGCTGCAAAAGCAAGTTTAGATGTAGTGACATTTAAATCTGCAATTTTGTCTGTAGTGACAGCGGAATTGTTGATTTTTGGAGTTGTTACTGCAGAGTCGTTAATTTTATCTGTAGTGACAGCGGAATTGTCAATGTCTACTGTTTTAACTTCTCCGTCTCCAATTTTTGCAGAAGTAATTGATCCATCTGCAATTTTAGATGTAATTATTGCAGAGTCATTAAGCGTTTCAGTTGTTACATTAGCCGGGGCAATTGACTCGGTAGTAATTGCACCAATAGAAATATTTCTATTTGTTACAGAATCATCGTCAAGAATTTTATTAACAATAGATAGATTTGCTAGTTGATCTGTAGAGATTGCTTTAGGCTGAATATTAGTAGCTTGAACTACCTGAGCAGCAAGCCTTGAGTACGAAGGTCTAGCTTCAAGATATTTAAGACGATCTTTCATATCCGAAATATTAGATGTTAAACTGTTAAACCTAGATCTTCTTCTACTTGCCACGGCGGTCAACCTTCCAGTCTGCTACTAAATCAAGATCTACTTTCTCAGGAACATGAGGACTATCAGGGATAGAAACTTTAAAAGAATTAATTTTACGAATAATAATGTCGTCTCTCGGTTCTTGATCGCTCTCTAGACGTTGACGAACAAACTCATCATCAATAATGATGGAGCACCACTCTCCAGGTGCATAGCTGCCTACTTGTGGATCTAGTGAGCCATTTACTGTCAGCTTAAATTCTCCTATAGGAGGACGCGACTCATATAAGTAGTCTGAAGCAAAACTGTATAAAGCTCCGGGGTCTGAGATGTCGTTGAGAGCCTCTGTTTGATCTAAGAGGGGCCAGCCTAATCCTGTAGTGTTGTTGAGTAGGTCAGAAGCAGACGCTCCTGCATAGGGTTGATACGAGTCAGTACCAATTTCTGGATCATTACCTACAACAAACATTCTTGTTGCAGCATTTTCCGCACTTTCGTCTACAGAAAAAGTAGATACGTTCCCTGGGAATTCAAAGACAAGTTTATCTGCGTTAAAATACTCAATAGATCTAGGGAAATCTCCTTCTACTGGCTCAGGGGTGTCTGAAGGAATAAGCGCAGAGCGAAGAGTAAATCCGTTTGAAGAAACAATAAAATCATCAACTCGAAGGAGTCTAAAAATTCTTTCAAAGGATGCAGTGTCTAAGTTATAGTCGCAGTCTATTCTGTACTCAAAGCCGCCAATATTATTAGAATACTCTTCTAGAAGTTCTCCAACACTTTTTTGTTCAAAACCTCTAATGTATTTTGTTTCTTGATAGAACCCGCTTTTTAGCCCGTCTTCTGGTTCTATGAGAATAATATCAATGTCCGAGTTAGACGAGTAGCTTCCATAATCTGAGTAAATAAATCTACTCCCTAAAGTAACTGTTCCCCCACTGACGGGGGTGTCTGGGATGTCAAGAATGGCAGAACAAAGAAAGCCGATTTTATTTGAAGAACTGATGAATGCAATATCAAACTGACCGTTAAAAATACTGTCAAGTCTTCCGGTAAAGAAAGAATCAACGTTTTCTACGACAATTGTCTGCCCTACCGAAGCCCCGTGGGGGACATCAGTTGTAATTGTGGCAAGACTTTCTGCAGCGCCTTCACCAACTCCAATAGCTTGCTTGGTAACAATATTAAGAATTCTTTTTCCAGAAAGGGTAGTTCGTTGAATATCTGGACCAATACTTTCGAATATTACGGTTAGATTGTCTGGGACTGACAGTACTGTCTGCACTCCATCTAATGCTCCGTCAATTTCATATAATTTTATTTCTTGGCCAGGAATAACATCATGAGAATCTAAAGTTTTTATTGTGGCAAGGTTATTAGATCTTTCTTTACTTATAACAGAACCTTCAAGTCTTAGCGCCGGTAAAGTACTGTCATTAACAAAATCTACTCCAGATAAATCTGTAGAAGTTCTAAAAATAAGATCTCGTGCAAAATCATAGGTATCAATAGCTATACGAGCAATTCCCGTAAAAATTTGTGTTAAAGGAACATCTCCAGTAGGAGACAACACAAGAAATTGAGTAGCAGAGGTTACGGAAGTAATTTCGTAGAATCCATTTAATGCAGGGCCTACTCCAAGAATTTCTACGACCTCACCTTCAGAAAAACCGTGAGGAGATTGAGAAACAATTACTGAGATACCACCGGATATGCTGTATGAATTTAGCCCAACGTAGTCAGTTCCATATATAAGAGTCTGCCATACATTTCTATGGTAGAAATAACTCATAAACTCAGCACCGTCTACTTTAAGTTCTTTAGAAACAACGTCATACGTTCTAGACCAAATAATTCCGCCCCAGACGCAAACATCATTTCTCATAATATAGAGACCTGTTCTGCCTGGCATCGTAGATTCGTAGAGGTTGAGACCGCTAGTAGCAGGGATATAGGGAATAGTACCGGAAAATGCTCCTGCTTTTCTATTGGTTCTTTCATACGATACAGATTTAAAAGGGATTTCCGAAATAATATTGTTTGTCAATAAGTCAGTTAGAAAATACCTATAGGTAAGTTCTTCGTAATTGAATGCCATCATTTCCTCGCTGTAGTCTTTTAGATTAGCTAAGCCATCCAGATCTATAGTACACCTTTAAAACAGCAGTACTTTCAGGATTACCGCTGTCTTCGAATTCTAATATGTTTTCACCGGGTGCAAAACGTATGAAGTCGGCAAGAACATCAATTCTTCCTCTGGCACCAATTAATTCTCCATTAAAGGCTACTTCTCTGTCTTGAGTATTTATTTCTAAAATACTAGGATCTACCGAAGCGACCCCCGTTGATATTCCAGGAGTAAACTGTACTTCTGTCTTTTTTACTGCTACACCACTCTGAGCTAATGTTCTTTCCACATTCTGAGAAACAATTGCAGTGCCATTTGCACTAGAGAATGGCAGACTTCCTGCAACAGAAGCCTGTCCAGTTGATACATCCTCAAGGGTGACGTTTCCAGACATCTGAACAGAAGATCTTAAAGCGAATGCACCCTCTCCTGCTGCAACAGAAGCTATAGCTCCACTCACCTCTGTTGTGTACCTCAACTGATTTGCAGCAGGAACAGTGACAGTGTAATACCCATTAAGTGAAGAGATTGCTATATTTCCTATTAATAATTCGCTTCCAGAAGGGAATCCATGATTACCCCCTGTAGTAATAGTTGCAGTAGTTCCAGATCTTTCAATGTTTACAATGGCAATCGCTGTAGAAGAGTCTGATACGTTAGCAGAAGCCTTCGTGAAACTAAAAGTATTTTGCGACACAGCAGTAACCTGGTATGCACCGTTGAATGTAGCATCAACATTATTTATTTGAACAGACTCGCCCACAAGAATCCCGTGTGCACTTAGCGTAGTAAGTGTGGCAACGCTTCCAATTAAATTTTTTCTAACGATCCATCTAGAGCTAGGAGAAATCGACCCACCTGAAACTACTGTAGGAATAATGTTTTCTATTCCTGATCTGTTATAGGATAGAGCAGTACTACTTGGAGTAGATATTACGGTAAACTCTCCATTAAATACTGCAGGTGATCCAACATTGGAGTCTTTTACAATAATCTTTTCCCCAGGCAGTACCCCGTGCGGAGTTGATGTTGTGAGAGTAGCAACGGCAGATGCAATTGCCTTAGATATTACCGAGCTTTTAGTGGATCTGTCTCTAAAAAATGTAAAAGAGTTTAGGGTGGGAAGTGCACTAACAGTAAAAGATCCTCCGTATGCCTGAGACATATCGGTGATATTTACTTGCTCACCTACAGAAAATCCGTGACTACCTGACGTAGTAATTGTTGCTTGCAAAGAAGCAATTACAGATGTTAGAATAGTTTTAGAGTTTGTTCTACTTTTTGCATAACTAAATTTTAATCCGTCAGAAGATACGGAAGAAATAACGTAAACTCCATTGAAATTAATATCATCTACTCCCAAAATATTTACTTGCTCTCCGACAAGAAATCCGTGAGGAGCAGATGTGGTAAGAGTTGCAATATTAGAAACAAGAATTTTACCTGTAACAGGAGCAACGGGGACTCGTGTTGTTTGATAAGTGAATGATGTCAAATTAGGAATAGATGTAATACTGTACGTACCATCAAATACGCTGTCTACATTAGAAATAAGAATTTCATTTCCAATAGAGAATCCATGATTTGTAGTTGTTTCAATTTTAGCAATATTGCTGATTAATGAACGATACAAAACTTGTTTGATGTCAGAAACCCTGGGCAGTCTCGAGTACTTAAAAGTAGTTTCTGTAGGGATACTTCTGATTGTATACGTCCCATCAAATGTTTCATTAACTCCTGAAACAGTGATCTCGCTTCCTACAGAGAATCCATGAGGATTTCTTGTTGTAATTGTTGCCATATCTTCGAGAATATTTTGATCAAACGAAAGCTGAACATTTTCAATTCTTGCACTAAGTGACCCACCAAAACCAGTAGTCAGAATGATAAGTTCATCTGTAGTTCTATTGTAGATTGTTGCTGGCGCGACTACAGGACCGCTAACTTCTAAGATTGCAGGGACTTTATAGTTTCCAATATTATTGACAATTCCGGAACCAGAAAGAGTATCTCCATACTTAAGTGCAGAGATTTCTATTGTCTCGTAGCCGTCAGGTTGAGAATCGTTCCACGCATATTTGATAGGGTCTGGTGCCCTTAGCGGGATCTCAAATTCGGTACGGCCTCTTGCATTTACTGTAGCTATCTTTGGACCGCTTGAGAGTCGAACGAAAGATGCGCGAATAGGGTCAGTTCCCGCTAGCAGCCAAGTACCTCGATAGACAAGATCAGTAGCAGCGGTTAGTCGATCTCGGGCGGCTTCAACCAAAGAAGAGTCGGGAGTGAGAAATACACCTTTTAAGTTAAGTGATCTGGCTACATATCTGCCTTGTACGTCGTAGGATCCGTCGCCATAACCTCGAGGGATTTCTGGCATATCTGCTTCAGGTGGAGTCCACCACCCATCAATATCTGTAATGACCCATACAACACCATAATCATCAATAGTGTTAAAAATAAAGTCCCCAAGAATTATGTCTCTTTGAAGTTTAAGGTTAGTAAACTTAGGCTGCTTTACATTTGTAAGAGACTTATTAACGATAGCGTTTTCTCGTGCTTGCTCTATTCCGCGCTGTAGCTGTTCTTCAGTAGCCATTACAGAGTTCCTCTACGCATCATAAATGCTAGTTCTCGTGACACCTTTTGTGCCAATTCTCTTTCGTCCATTCCCTCGGAAGGATACACGTTAATTGTAGCTCCTCCTGCACTCCCGCCAGATAGAAGAGTAATCATTGCTTTGTCTCGTTTAGATAGCCCGTCCGGATCAAGAGGCTCTACTCGCTCAGACCGTCCTCCTTCGCCAATAACTGCTAGAGTCCCTCCTCTACTAGCAGAAACTACACCCCCGTCAGCTAACAGTTTAGGGATAGTAAATTTAAATTCTTTTGGCACCCAAGAAAAACCTGGAACCCTACTTATCCAATCTGGAAAATCAAGTCCGACTGTTTTTCCACCAATAGAAGTGTTCCAAAAGTCTTTTACTAAGCCCCAAGCAGCTTTAATTCCAGTTACCATTGGGTCCCATAGGCCATCAAGCCAATCCTTTACAGCTCCCGGAATGGCTCTAACGAATTTTGCTATCGGGCCATTATCGCCAAAGAAAGCTTTAACTTTCTCCCAAGGACCGTCTGGCCCGGTAAGAAATTCATAGAAAGTATCCCAAATCCCTCTTAGCCATTTACCAAACTTACCTGGAAGACCTAAAATAAATAGTCCAACTTTTCCGGCTATATCTATAAAGGAAACAATTCTACCCCAGATAACTTCTAACCTCTTTAAAAATTCATCCCAGAGGCCCGAAATCCACCCTGTTATTCTTCCTGGAAGTTTTACTAGCTCAGGGCCTATAGTATTTGTGACAAAATCAGTGACATTAGTCCACATAGTAGTGAAGAACTCTAAGAATTTTTCAGGTAGAAAAGTAATTACACCAATAATGGCATCAAAAATTGCTGTAGCAATGTCTGTAAATACTTGCGAAGGACTGGCGATACCGAGAACTTTTTTTACGGCAGAGATGACATTGTCCCAAATTCGGGTGAAAAGATCTACTAGGTTGCCTATTAAGGCACTAAATGGCGCAATAATTGCATCAACGATACCAGCAAAAATTTCACTAATATCCCCCTCTTTAATACCATTAAAGATTCTCATAAAAGCAGCAATAAATTTACCAATAGTGTCAATAATTGTTCCAAAAATTGCACCAATTATATCAAGTGCATTTTTTAGTCCTCCCTCGAAGAGCGGAATAATATACTTACCTATGATGTCACCAAGAAATTTAAAAGCTACCTTAAGCTTGTCAACTACACCAGATGTTCCACCAAGAGGTTTCAAAGCTTCTTCTACTTTAGCCTTTAGTCTTTCAAAAATTTCAATTGCTCTTTGTATAACATTGTCGATTAGGTCCTTTATTGCTTCACGAAAAATCTCTGATTCATTCCACATTGCGACAAACGCTGCAACAAGACCAATAATAACGGCTGTAAATAAAAGTACTGGACCTGTTCCAAAAGTAAAAAAGAGTAATTTAATATTGAAAAGGACAGCACTCACTGCACTTTTTAAAGCTGAAAAGGCTCCGGCAAACTTTGTAATGTTTCCTATGATTGCACCTAAGAATAGAAAACGAGCAAACTTAAAAACAAGAGAGAACGCGCGACTCAGTGCAAAAGCCGGGGCCACGATAGCAAAGATTTTTTGAAATACGGGACTTCCTGTAATGTCTTCTGCAAACTCTGCAAACTTTGTCAAAAAGCCAAAGAATGCTTCAAGAGCGCCACCGCTGGTAAGGTTAACGATGGCCTGCGCAGCTGCCTCAAAGCCTTCACCAATTGTAGGGAGCACCCCTACTAGATCTGGACCTATTTCTGCAAAAATTGCAACAACATTTCTCAGCGATTCAACAAATTTTGCAGTAGGGTCTCCGCCTTCAGCATTAGCGCTGCTTTCCGTCAACTCAAAAAAAGCTTTACCGATATCGGCAATAAGCCCACCAACTTCAGAGACAAGAGGGACAATACCTATAAAAAATTTTTCTAGTCTTGCTTGTCCCTCTTCACTTCCAGTAAACTCTTTCCATTTACCTGTAACCTTTTTGAGCATATTAAGAAGCATTTCTCCGCCTGATCCTGGACCGGCGGCTGCTTTTCCAATATTCCCGATAGTTGCGAATAAATCTCCAAAAACTCCAGCAAGAACTTTAGCAACCCCCGCAGAATCTGTTAAAGTTTTTGAAAGTTTTCCTGATTCTCTATCAGCATTTACGGTCTCTTTCCAACCACCCGTAAGTGTTTCGATCCAAGCGGCGAATTCTTCAGCAAGGGGGGCAGCAGCTTCCATAAGATCAATAAAAATATCTACTAAGTTTGCGGTAGCCCCACCAAAACTGCTAATAAGTACATCGTTGCTTTTCCAGATGTTTTCAATTTGCCCAATATTTCCGCTCTCAGTAAGAACGTTTGTGAGCTTAGTAGCTACTTTGCCGATTTCAGTAGCAGTGTCTGGCATAAGTGCTTTTAGCTTAGGAAACCACACATCCGCTAGTTTGCTAACATCTTTTGTTAAGGTGCCAAAGAGTGCTTCTTGAGTAGCAAGTTTAACTTCTTTAAATTCTTCTTTTATGCTGATAAGTTCTCGAACAAAGCCTTGAGCATTAGGAGAAAGTTTTGCCATAGCTTCTGCAAACTTGTCTACACCACCACTAGCGCCCCCTGTCTCACTTTTTAAGTCTTTTAAAGCATCTTTAGCGTCTAAAAGTGACTCTTTTGCTTCTGCCATGCGAGCTTTATTCTCTTCAACAGTTGCAGTCAAATTATTTGTAGCATCTGCCTGACCTTGTATAGCTTCTGTAACAGCTATAGCAGCTTGTTCAACACCTTCTTGAGCATTAGCGAGAGCTTTTTTAGCATCTGTCTCATTTTCAATAGCGGACACTACTCGATCAGAACCTTCAACACCCTTTTTAACCGAGTCGTCTACTTCTTTTTGAGTGTCTAGTGTGTTGTCTTTTGCTTTACGAAGCTTTAAATCTGCTTCAGCAAAAGCAAGCTCTGCTTCCCGTCGAGCTCGGTTATTAGGTGGAAGATTTTGTACTTTAGCGAGAGCTTCTCTGGCATCTTCAAAGTTAAGCACGGCACGTTGCTCAGACAGAACTGCGTCTTCTAAGGCAAATCCGAGTTGTTGAATTGCTTCAATTGCTTCTTCTCGAGCTTTTGTTGTTTCTTCTTGAGCCTTAAGAATATTTTTTTCAGCTTCAACTACTCTTTCGGCAGCTTTTGTTTGATTGTTTATACTGTCTTGATATGCTTTATCTGCATCTTCTTGCTGCTTACGAGCAGATAGTGTTGCTCTCTCATTTTGTTTTTGAACAGTAAGAACTCTTTTTTTAGCATTATCAATTCTTTTTTCAGCAGCTTCAATCTGCTTACTCATATTTTGAGCAGCGCCACCAGAAGTTTGACTTGCTGCTCCTAGTGCATCTCCAATACCACTAAATGCTACCTTTAGAACCCCTCCCGCTTGAGCTAAAGATGAAAATACATTGAGAAGAGCTAAAAGTGATGGGCCAGCAGCAGCAGCTTGCGAACCTAATGCAAACAGACCTCCAGCTAGTCCAGTTGCTATAGAAATAAGACCAGCTAATACAGGACCAAGTATGTACCCCGTATTAATAAGTCGATCAAATTTAATTTTAGCTTGATCTGCATCTCTCCTGAGCGAGGAGAACATTCCTCCGCCGCCGCCGCCACCTCCCCTTCCCATAGATTTTTTAAATCCTTTAGAAAAAGACTTACCGGCATCATCACCGGCTTTTCCACCCTCTCGATCAGCTCCGTCAAATCCGCGCTTAATGTCGTCTTTTACTTGGTTGGTAATGGCGCGTACAACAATGTATGCATCACCTACAACTGCCACGCGCCATCACCTCCTAACCGAGTGGAGCATCTACGTCTCTACCAAAAGGTAGAGCAGAGTTTGGACTGAATTTAGTTGTTGGAACAAATGCTTTTGTTTTTGGTTTTACTGGGTTATCAGGGTTAAATGGTTCTAGACCAAACTCATCATCTAAAGGGGGTAAGAGTGATCCATCTGCGCTATAAGAATTATTAGAGCTATCATCTACTGTATAGTCATATTCTTTTTTATAGAACTCCCGATAAAGAGTGGTTCTGATTTTAGACTTATGAATTGCTTCTTCTCCAGTAGCAGCGTACAGATCTTCTTCAAACATAAAATGAAGAACATCAACCATGTCAGAAGCATCTAAGCTTTCAAGTCTTATTCCACTCATAAGTGCTTTACCATTCACATAGGGCCAAAGATCTACTCCCCATTGGAGGAGACTTCTGGCCCCTTCGTAGGGCGTTCCGAGTACTCTGATACCAGCCATCCAGTAATTTCACTCAGTGTTTCAACTGTGACAATTTTTTCTGAATCGCTTGTCAATGCAGCAAATCGTTCATAACTTTCTACATTAAGTGTTTTCTTAAAAAACTCATCTACTACTTCTGCAGCAGCACCGGGATCATTTTCATCAGATGCTTTCCTAACGAGGTCTAAAAGAACTCTTCCTTGAATTGCGGGAACGCAGTGAAACTCTTCTCCATAAAGCTTAAATGAAAGTGGGGCCTTATTGACTCCACTATCTTCGCCAAAATCCTTGAATCTAGATGTCATATTCTCTTCCTTCGTGTGTCGTTGACCTTGTCTAGGTCTACCTTTATTTTACCGTACTATCTTACGCATGGGATCCGTAAGATACTTGTTTGCTTTGGTCCCAGGGTGCCGAACGGAGTTCGCATACACCACCTGACCTCTACTAACAAATCTGAGCATTTTTGCTTTTCTTGGGTAAATCATGTGTGGACGACTGCCTTCATGATGCAATCGAGCATATTTTTTTGAGGACCCTACTTTAATATATTGACCCCTTGAGTCCCTAAGATGCCTCATATGAATAGAAGATCTTAAAGCTCCACTTCGTACTCCTACTTGTCCCTTAGCAAGAGCGACAATCTGTGTACCTTTTTTGGAAAGATATTTTCCTACTTCTCCGGAAGGGGAGTCTAAAAATTTAGAAAGTACTGGCTCTCTGAATACAATATTTACCATTATGGCACCGCCGATGTAATGGTCAATGTAGTGCTCTGATACCCGCCTTCAGGCTCTGAAGTCTCTACGGTGGCAATAACACCTAGACCAAAACCCCCAGATGTCTCCCAAGCATCTAACTCAGCGGCACTCTGTATCATGGCCCAAGCGTCGTATGCTTGTAGTTGAGAGTTTTCTTGAATAACGGCTGCAGAAGGGGCTGAACCGCTAGGACCAACAACAGGGACTTGACGAGCAATTTGAATGTGTACAGTAGCGGTGCGAGGGTCCATACAACGTCTAGGCATAGTAGCTTCATCCCCAGGAGCACCAATATACATTTGAATAAATGACACTACTAACTGTTCACAATCTACGACAGGATCCGCCATTGTCCAGTATCTTCTGTCTGGCAAAGGAAGACTGTAGCTGTCAAAAATATTAACTGTTTTGTCTAAAATCTGTTGTAGGTACTCTGCAAGGGCTTTTGCATCCTCAGAAACATTTGATAAGTCTCTATTTGTAGTCACAACATCTCCAATTCGTCTTTATGCAGTATATATGGGTAGTACTCGTTCTCCCAGCTGGAAAAGCACGTTGCTGGAGACTAAATTAATAATTTCATCAATTTCAGGGTTGCCTAGACTTGGACGTGTTGCATAAATATCCAACACTCCTGGATCTCTGGCACCAATGATATTTGAAATGTCTGAATAAGAGGCAGATACTCGTATAGTGCCGTCTACTATATCCAGGTCTGTAGCATCAACAAGTTGTACTATTTTCTCATTAGACCAGTCAGACACATGAGCACTAATTGTCCAAGAAGAGTCTTCTAGTAAAAAGTCTCCGCCAATTTCATCTAGATAGATCAGAACCGCTCCACCTTCAGGTGTAACGTACAAGTCAAATGAGCTGAGAGGAATAGCAGGAGCTTTAGGAGTGATCCTTCTGGCCCTAGGAGTGTCGGGACTAAAGACTCTAGCTCTAGCTCTGGCCTTATCAGGGTTAACAGACTTAAGAAACAGATCTACCGCGTATACCCCTGTACGCATGTCATCAAGAAAGTCTTGACTATCTAGAATTGTATAACTTACTCCCTGACGAGAAACACTCGTGACTCTCTGAGGGAGAGCGCAGGTGGCATCTCCTTCGTACATTTTCACTAGCTCTGTTGCTAAAAGTCGGGCAGCAGCTCTGCCAGAAGAGGGAGGAGGTGTTCCATACGAATATGTGATCTCAACGTTGAATGCTGTCCAATTGGACCCTGGAGCGCCATAAACAGTCGAATGATCTGCTAAATAATACGTTTTAGGGTCTACAATCGCACCGACGTTATTTCTTACACAGTGGACCTTGATAACCTTACGACCCCTAAGACGCACTCGTGAACGAGAAGAAGTTCCATCTCCTAGGTAGTCATTACCGTAGACAGCAAGATCTCTTCCTACTGGAATGTTTTGAGTCTCCCCGCCAACAAGAGTAGGAAAAAACTTAAATCCAGCACCAGAAGTACTAAAATAAGGATCAAATTGAGATACATATCGTTCTGTAACCGTGGTTACCCCACTAAATTTTCGACCAGAGAGTGCCCACAAAATGCTTGAAGCAGTTTTGCAAGCATCATAGGCATAGTCAGACTCGGAGAAATCTCCAAGATCTTCTACGGTAGTCCATAGATTACTCACAATATACCTCGATATCTAAAAAGGAGCGAGTAACGTTCCGCCTAACAGTGTAACCACTAGCGGACGTCAACTCGCCCCTCTTTTTTAGAATTATGCTACTGGATCCTCAACGGATGGAACAATGAAGTCAATATCCAACTCGTCGTTATACGTTTCGTTACCTGGAACGTTGAAGTTTTCAGTAAGTGAACCATCAATGTCTGTTACGGCTGCGTATCCTTTGCTTCTGACCACGGTACCTGCAGGTGACACTGCAGTTGATACAACATCACTTGCTGTCTTAGCAAATCTAATCTGTGTTGCAGACGGTACTGCAGTGATGGTGTGTGTACCATTGAATGTTGCGTCAACATCAGCGACAACAATTTTCTGTCCTACAGCATATGTGTGGGGAGAAGATGTGGTAAGAGTTGCAATATTGGATGTCAAAGACTTGTTCGAGACAGAAGCAGCAAGATCCTTGTGCCATGTATAGAAGCCTTTAAGCCCAGAAGGAGCATATGTTGTACGAGCATATGAGTACGAGCGCTCGGTGGCTACAGGGAACTCCCAGCGGCCATCAAGACCGTCTGCAAACAGATTGTTACCTAGGCCATAGCCCTCGAACGTAGTTGCAAGCATTCCGTTTTCAATCACACGATCGCCTGATTGACGCAGGCGGCAGTAGGGAAACACCCAGTGAAAGTATGGAAGTGATGCAGAACGACGACCATCTTTGACAGCAAATGACCAACATTCTAGAGCGACACCATTTCCTGTGGGGTCATCTCCAACAGATGGTGCTGCCCAACCAATGCTCTTATTTTCAGGCGATGCAAATGTTCCAAAGTTTTTACGAAGCAGCAATCCACCTGAGATAAGTGCAGTCAGTTCTGTATCTGGCTCACAAATGGCAAGTTCCATTGTAATTCGTTTCATGGTATCGGGAGCCTTGTAGGACACGCACACAGTGCCGTCCGCAGATTTTTCAACAACTTCGTCGCCCTCTTCATATTCAGGGGTAAAAGATGTTCGCATAAATGCTGTAGTAGTGTAGCTATCTCCTGCTTCATTGAGCAAGTTTCCAGCAGCGTCCAGTCTGGTGACTCGGATCGCCACACCTTGAACGCTAGCCGCGTAATCCTGAGTGGCCATTCCTTTTTTCTCCTTTAGTATTTCTTACGTTAGTTAATGTTACGAGGTGGGTAGAGTCACTCTGACGGTGTAATGGATGCTGGGATCAAAGTAGACCGCTGCAGGGCGGAAAGCCTTGATTCTCATGTCGTTAATAGTAGCATTGACTCCTTGACCTAAATTGTCGTTTACTACTTCAACTTTACCTAAATGGACTTGAACCCTGCTGGTCGCGTACATCCATTTATTTGTAGGACTTGCTGCCGCTCCCGCTGCCCCGATAGGGCCACTTCCAGAGTACCCAGAACCAATAACAACACGAGTTCCCATCCGAGTAGTTAGATGTAAACCTTTTTCTGATGGGTCTGTGTCTAGAATGGCATTGTTTAGATATGAGGCAACGTCTCTTGTCAAGTGGATTGTTGCACTCTCTCCCGTAGGGGAGTTTGATATCGCCTGTTCTAAATACATAAGAGCAACATTTGGTGGAAACGCACCAGTTGCTGCCAAGGTTGCAGAGCCTTCTTTGCTTAAGAATAAATTGTCATTAGAGTTTCCTAAAGCAGTTTTTCCGCTCCACAACTCTGTTTCGGTAGCTTTTTGTGTTGCAGCTTCTAGTTGCTTTTTTACCCTCTTGAACCGATCTTCACCGGGAAGGTCAAATGCTGATCTAAAATCTTCTACTTCAATAAAAAATGGGGTGTATGGGAGATACCGAGTACTTCTCGTACCATCGTAAAGCTCCCCGCCAGTGACTACATCATCATCGACAGAGAGCAACCGGACTGTAGGAAGAGTGTCAAATTCATAGTCAAAACCACGAACCCAACGCTCGTCATACTCCCGACCTGTGTGCTTCTCAACGTCGGCAACGCTCAGAAGCCCGCAAGAGGCAGGTGTCAGTTCTGGAGGTAAAAACGCTCCTTGAAATGCCATCTTTTTTATTCCTCTCGGGGCTTCTGAACGGCCTAGTTGTTATTAATTACTGTTTTAGCTTAGTATTCAATTGCCGTTGCAGTTGCTCCACCAGTGGTATCGCGGAGGGCAGCAGCCACACCGTTCACACTAATAGTGCTTGTAACTACAAGTGCCTCGATACCGACCTTAGCGACACCTTCAAAGGTTTCAACGAACATCTTGTAATCGTTGGTTCCGGTGAGGGTTGAATCCCGAATAATTCCGAGATCCAGAGTACCGCCATCAAGGAACACGAAGGTTCCTTCAGCAAACATGTACCAAGTGAACGAGTCAGCAAACTCATTGAGAGTTCCTGAATTCTGAACACCGTACACGTTTTGATCGAGTGAATAGCTAGCTACAATCCCGCGTGAGGACATGTAGCCTTCAATTTCTCCGTAAGCATTCATGGTGCTGTCACCTGGCATTGACAGGGTGAGGTCAGCAACCATTGCATCCTTGATCCATGCAGGAACAATGACACGCAGAGGAGCATCTGCTTCGAGGCGGTGGCGCGAACGATACGCTGTTGCAGCACGACTGAGCTGAACGAGGAAGTCCCGACCGAAACCAATAAGGCTTGCGGTTGTTACTGCCGTCGAACCGGCTGCAATCTTGCTGAGCAGATACTGCTCTGACTCACGAGCGTGCTGAATCAGACCAAGCTCGTTGTGACGAGCAATCAGTTCTGGGTATGCACGAGTTGCGAGGTTACCAAACTGCATCTGCAGAGTTACAGCGTCAGTAGCGACGGTAACTTCCTGAGCAGCAGTCACGGTCAAGCTATTCTTTGCTGCTGGGTCTGGACTTCCTGCAGCATCATTTGCTGAGGTCCATACACCGACGGCATTGTCATAGCTTGTCAGCACCGGAGGCACGATGTAGCGAATACCGCCACGGTCGGCCTGGAAACGAGGAAGTGCGTCACGAACGGGACGGTTTGTGGTACCGAAACCGAAGATGTCGTAGCGAACCTCGAATGGTGCTTGATGTCCACCAGCGGCGACGAGGGCTTCTGGGCCAACGACGTTCTGGATCTTGTTCCAGTTGGATTCGGCGTCTGTGCCGAGAGTGCGACCCTCTGGAAAGGATGTGGTGACAGAAGCAACGATATGTTGTTCTCCATCTCCACCATTCACACGCCTAAGCGCGTGAAGTCGCTTTGCCATTGCCTCAGCAACAGCGTTCATATCATTCAGTGGGCTGCCAGCGGTGTATCCAGGGATGTCAGCGCCCGCCGTGATCGCCACGGGAGCGGCAGCAGCCTGAACAACAGGACGACGGTCAGCCGGGGCCTCGATATCGAGGTTATCTGCGTTTTCTGCAGCGGCGGTCACGGGTGCCTCCATAATTGGGGTTGGGTCTTCTTGGGATGTTTCTTGCACTGCGGCCTCAGCATTTACTTCGGCATCAGTTGAAGCTGTTTCTTCCTTAGCAGAAAGTTCCGCTTCGGCAGGTGTTGTATCTGCAGTTTGTTCTTCAGCTGCAGCGACAACAGTCTCCTCGGCGGATGCCTCAGTGACGGTCTCGGGTGTAACTTCTTCTGTCGAGAGCTCTACGGTCTCTTCTACAGCGGTTGACGCTTCGGATGTGGTAGACATTTCCATTTTTTCTTCGTCCTCATCGGATTCAGATTTCATTTCAGGCATTTCTTCTTCTTCAACCTCAACTTCGACAGCTGCCTCGTCTTCCATTGGCATTTCATCTTCCATTGGGGCTTCATCGGAAGGCATATCGTCGGAGACTTCATCATCCATAGGCATTGCTGCTTCTGTCATTGACTTGTCCTCCTCTTCCATACCATCTTCCATACCATCTTCCATGTCCTCCATAGGACCGCCGTCTTGACCGTACACACGACTAGCAGCTTCGGATGCTCTTTGAGCAAGCTCTGCTGCCAAAACCTCGCGGCGCTTAACTTCACCGCGAACGGTGTCAAGCATGTCGGCAAGCGACGTCATAGCGTCAACTGTCTGTGGAGTGGGATCTTGAGTCTCGACCGATTCAAATTCACCAATGATCTCTGACTGAAGTGAAGCGACATCTTCGTCGCCAAGCTCCGCCAGCTGATCTAGCTGTTCTTTTATACGGTCCACTGTCCCTCCAGGGCAGTCGTGGGGTCTGAGGCTTTCTCAGTCCATGCTGATCGGTCGGGCCGAGGGACTCCGAGACGCACGAGGCGTGGAGGCACTCCACCTAGTAACAAATTGTACAGTGCTTTTTGTATGCCTAGTTGTACGATTTTTTTGGTTTTTAGGTAAGCAACCGAAGTAGCTTTGCCATCTGAGAAGAGATGTCAGATTGACTATAAAATTCTTGACCAGACATAAAAGATTTTATTTCTTTAGTAGCAATAGCAGCATCTTCTGGACCAATTTTTGCTTCAACTCTAGTAATCATGTCTTCGATAAGATCCCTAAGAGCCGGGGGAACGTCTGAAAATCTAATTTTCTTAGAGTCTTCGCCAAATGCAAACGGAAGATTAGCAATAGTTTTTCCTAGCTCTCTACTACTTTCTCTAACATTACTGATAGAATCTGGGTTAAGTGCCTTTGTATCAAGTCGATCTATAATATCTATCAGATCTCCAGCAGCTTTAGCTGCCTCGCTGTAGTTTCCTGTAAAGTCAAAATTTTCAACTTCTGTAATCTTTTCAAGCGCTCTATCTGATCCCACAGCGCCTAAATCAATCTTAAGTCGAGCTAAAACTGTCCGAAAACGACCTGCAGCATCTCTCGGCTGAGTGTCAGGCGTAAATTTACCGCCTTCAAAGCGGTATTTCTGCTCTACACCAGGTTCAAGATTGTCATCTAACATTCGTTCGTCTGGGGACTCATCATATGCTTCGTCAGGAGGACCATTGGTGTCATTTTCAGGCAGAGGACTATAAAAATCTTGCTCTTCTGCAGTCATATTATCTATTTCTTTTTGAGTAAAATCGTAGTTTTCAGGGTATATTTTCATTTGTCATCCTTTATTAAAAAACTAATTGTTATCATAGTCATTATCCTTATAGTCATCAACTATTGGACTAGCTCCTTCTGGAGAATATCCACATTTTTTGATAAGTACAACTACAACTTTAGGGGGGTTCCATTGGCTGTCATAGAGATCGTCAGTCTGAGCCATAATCTCTTCCATAGGAATTTCTAAATCAGAGTTAGAGACTTTTGTAGTGTAATCTTCTGGGTCACCATAAAGTGATTCAAAAATTCCAAATTCTGCCTCAGAAAAAGCAGAAAAGATACTATTGTTGCGACCACGGCGTTTTCCTGGGTTAAGTTTGCTTCCGGTATATACACCAGTTGCTTCTTTATGACGCAATTGGCAGTAGCCTTTTGCCCGAACACCCATGTACTTAGACAGGTATCGAACGCACCGAGTCCAATCTCCAGGAGTTCCCCAGCGAATCTTTAATGCACCTGCACCGCGAGTCCAGTATCGACGAAGACTTTCAGCATTCCCACGATTTCTGTCGGCTCCACCGGCAGCAACCATAGACTCAACAATTCTTATTCTTTCTCTAAGAATGTCGTTCGAGAGAGTAAGACTTTCTTTGTTACTCTCTCTCTGTGCTTTTGGGAGATCATCTTCTTCATCTACCTCGTGGACTGCAGAATCTTTAGGTACGCAATTGGGAACCTCTTTGCCATCGAGAGTTTTCATCCCAATCATGACGTAGCCCTCCCAGCACGGATCATCTGCTGCTGCAAGAATTCCTTCGTCAGGAATATTATCTACAGAGTCAAGTAGCGCTGCTTCCTTCCACTCTCGAGGGACAATGTCCCTCTGTTTAAGTGCCCTAGCTCTTTTTACAATATGTCTACGAACCATAGCTTTGCTGCCAACTTTTGCTCTACCGTATGATTGAATAGCATTTTTGAGGTCGTTTATATTTCTGATAGGGAATGAGCCGTCAGGAAGTGCTTTACCTTCCTGAGCCAAACGCTTACGCATTCTGCGTGAAACAATTGCAAGCTCTTCTTCAGGGTTACCGTCATCTATTCCGTAAACCATGTAGTCAGAGTCTTTTTCAATTTCTTTCTTGGTTTTGCCCATTTTTGCAGCTAATTCTTCAGCTTTTACAGCAAGAACCTTAGATCTAGCAGACTCCATTGCTGCCACTAAAGGAGCATTTTCTTTCTCTTCTAATTTAGAGATACGGTTTTTTAGATCAGTTACGGGATCACTCTTCATTCGAGCCAAGGTGTTGGCACCTGCCGCGACGAGGGCCATGACTTGGCCGGATGCAACACGAGCACGGGCAATTGGGAATCCAGGAACATTTACTTGACATACAGCAACTAATTCAAGCTGTCCCTTAATAGGACGCCAGTCACCTGAAGGAGCAGAGGCACGAAGAGCTCGGACTTGCTCAGGAGATGTGCCTGGACGTAGGGCCCCTGCTACCCAAATTCCGTAGGAGTCTTCACCTGCATGAACATCTGCAATAGACGAAGCGGTGTCGTCGTAGTGACGAACGGCTTCCTGAGCTGACGCTTCAAGAGAAGCATGGCCACCAGCTAAAGTTAGTTGACCAACCGGGACATCGTTACCTTCCTCGGTACGAACGACTCCGGTATGGAAGTAAGCATATTTGCTTCTACTTCGAGGAGGTCTGGTCCCAAAAGACATTCCAATATGGTCAACATGCCATGCAGCAATGTGGCCAAAAACTCGACCATCATCGTCTACTGTCAGAGGGGTTGCCTCTTTCAATGCAGGGTTATTGAACCACGTTGCAGGGGGAGTGGTAGGAATTACTCCCGCCACAATTCCACAAGCGACAAGCGCAGATGCTTCAATAGCGTCTAAGTCATCGACATATACACCGTCCGGAACCACTATGTCCTCCTGATTTTTCATTGTTTCGAGCACTTTAATTTTACATTCTTGGAACGCAGGCTTAGGGACAATAGTTACTGCCATAACTCTTGCTTTCCTAATCTTTATTTTACCGCTTGAAATTTTTCCTTCTTCGTCAGTTCCTTCTTCTGGGGCCTCTTCATCAGCTTCAAATTGATCTAAATCGGCAGAAACTCCACGAATAAATCCGTTTTTTACCAGTCTTTCAGCTTCTTTTCCATAAATCCCTTTGTCAAAAAATCCATAGGCATTACCTATGCCTTCTTCAGTTCTCTCCATGCGAACAATTTTCCCAACAACTACAGATCCGTTATGACCTTCTCCAGTTTTTATTTGCCAAAGAAGGGGAAGAGGCAGCTCTCTTATAGTTATAGCGTCTGAAACAAAGATACGTCCATCGCCGGATTCGACTTCTTCAGGGATAACCAAAGGGATATAAAACTCTGCTCCTTCTTCGCCTTCACTCACTATGTATGAAGAAGCACTGGCAAGAATTCTATTTTTTGCTTCTCTTCGCTGGCTGCGCATAGCAATAAAATCGAGAACGGCTTCCTCGGAAGGGAGTGCACTAGCAGTCAAAGAAGATTCCCAAGAGCCGACTGCATCCTTTTTTAAAGTGGCGCAAAAAGCCTGTGCTCTCGGGCCAAGATGTATAGACATTTTTTCAATACATCTTTCCATGTCTCCGGAAGAGCCCCAACGGACTTTTGAAGATCCTTTTCCTTGAATCCAAAATCTTCTCAAATGTTTTTCGTTAGGGCCGCCAGAAAACCCTGAAGCAGTAGTCGTCTCTTGTGTACCATCCATTGCGTCAATTTTTTTCTGAGCAGCAACAGCAGGGCCATCAATTTGCGTTATGACATCCTCTAAAGCTTTGTTATCTAGAACAACTACAGGAGGAGGTGTAGGACTATTAAGATCTTTAAGGATACTTTCATCTGCAACCCATTGGCCTGGGTCCCGTTTAAATGTCATAGGAGCAGTAGTACCCGGACCTTTTGGCACTAGAGCAATAAGATTCATAACAGCTTGTGCATCATCATCCGCAACAACTGCCATATAGATAGGAGCTACATCCGACTGACGAGGGTTTTCGTATGCACCTGTTTCAGTAGATTGATTCTCTGCTGCAGCAATAATGGAGTTTTTACTGTATTTAGAAGATACAGTAGTTTTTCCATTAGATATTTGCTTACTGTATGAATACTTACTATTAGATTCATAGATTAAGGCATCTTTTTGAGCGCGTGCTTTTGGAGTTCTATACACATCTTCATAGCTTTTAGTCGCTTCTAACTGATCTGGCATTCTAATATCTGATGCGTACCATCCTCTATTTTTTGGATTCTCTAGGAAGTCTCGTAGCATCGGATTATTCATAGCGTTTGGAAGTTTGCTCCAGTTGTAGTCTGGTTTTTTGTACCAGTAATCTGCTTTTTGAAGGCCTACAACAGTTTGAGCTTCTACAGGTTTATCTGATAGCCGTTGAGAAGAAACCCATGCAGGAAAGTCGTTTAGCATAGTAGCTAAAGACTCTCTAGAGAGAGGGGGGAGAGTTCCCGGTATTTGAGCAGCGAACCCAATAGGAGTTCGAGGTTCTCCAATAATTCCAGACGTATCTATCGGATTAGAGTCAAAAAGTGATCCGCCCCCGGCAGGCTGTTCTCTGCCCTGTTCAATAGGATTAAAAGTATCTTCCTGCTGAGTTTGATTTGCAGCGATATCAATATATTTACCGTCATCGAGTTTAATTTTTACTGTTTGAGCCCCCCCGTCCTGAGAAACAATTTCACCCTTATAGTTAGGGTTTTTACCGATAATGACGCGAGAACCAGTAACAGCAAATCTTCCTAGACCATCTCTCATCTGGGCTGTAGCTTTTTCAGAGCGTTCTTCTGGTGTATAGTCACCGTCCTGATTAGTTTTAAACCCAGGGGCAGCTACGATTGCATCTACAATAGAAAAATCCATTTCAAAGCGAGCAAGATCATATACTGCAGTTTCTTCTGGAGCTACTTCATCTAAAGACCGGACAGAGAATGGGTCAGCATCGAATAGAGCGGCTACAGTAACAGCAGCCTCCGGGTCCAGTGGGACGTGCATTTTATCTACAGTGTCGTAAGGATCGTCTAGAGTTTTATCGTAGGTTTTAATGTCATGGTCTACGTGTCCTAGGTCGTTCCAAGAGCCGTCATCCCATACAAGAACAGTTCCACAGGGTTTTACTGCATATAATCTGTCTATGCCTGACCCATCAAGTCGTACACGAGCCATATATTTCACAGCTGGCGAGTCAAACCCTGAAAAATCTACAGTTTTAGGGTCTTCAAAGTCATAGTAGCCATGAGATGCAACAAGAGAAGAGTTTTCTTTTTTATTCTCACGATCAACAATTGAGGATGACCACTTCTGCGCAGCGTCACCGCCCCAGAGCGCCCAAGCAATACGACCATTAGACGGGTATTCTTTATCTGCAGGCTTATAGCCTTTACCCTTTTTATCTACTTCATGACGAGGAAAGTATTTGGCAACGTGACGAATTTTTTTAATGCCGATTTGTCCACCCTTTGCAAGAGTGCGAGCACTGCTTAGACCGATAGGAGTGCCACCTCGCTTAAATTCTTTACGCCACTCGATAGCACGTTTGGCTTCTTCTTGGACAGACTTAGGGATCGTGTGCATACGTTCCGAGGAAGAAAAAACAGAAATATCTAATTCTGTAAGAGCAGCCATCGCAAGGTCCTCAGATTGGACGCTGGGCTTAAAATCTGTTTGAGACCAAACATAAGAAGAAGCAAGCACGGGGGTATAGTCAATAGATAGGACATAATTAAGCTCTTCATCAATTATCGCTGATTTATTGTCAGACGAAAAAAGAACTCTTGTCCCGCTTCTTCCTGCAAACTGCATATTAGTTATCCTTGTCTTTTCCGGTGACTGGACCGCCAGCGACCCAGGCAACACATGTTCTTCCTGCTGCACATTTAAAGTCAAACGCTTCGCAATATCCAAGAGTTCCTGCATCTATAGCGTCCCAAGCTTCCTTGCTGCCTTCCTGCGTCAGACCTGAGTCAAGACAGTCGAGCATCTCGGGAGTACGAATAAATACTGCGCAGTTACCACATCTAGAGCTTTTAGCTTCATCAACCGTAGTGCTCCAGAGTTCGGCTTTTTCCTCCCAGAAATCAACATTTGGCCTATCTGGATTAAGAGGACCATAACCAGCACTTTTAATGGCCTTATTTCTGTTTTCCAGATTAATCATTATATCCTGAGTTGCAGGGGGGCAAGTAAA